TAATCCGCAATCCTCTAGATTTTAAGCCGCCCGGAAGGTTTGCTAACGTGCCAGCGTCCACAAGTTGGCGCAACAAAGACGTTGCAGACTTGGCTAGGCCACCAATCATGTGAATTAAACCGAATCCATAGAACCCAAGCCCCGGCATGTACTGATAATGCACAAAATGCTGGCGCTTTAGCTTACGCTCGTCCTCTTCATACCAGTTTCGTCTGATTGAAAGGATGGTTCTGGACGATAAATCTATTGTAACAACGTATGGAAGCGCGATTCCTGTAGCTTCTCCTCCGTCCATGTCTTCAAAACCCTCAAGATCAAGGTCAACCATCATCTCAAGGAGGGTGTGGCGGCTGTCACCGTCGTAACTAGGCTCGTCACCCGTTAATTCATTGTATTTGCTTTTGATTCTGTCTGAATCCATAGACGATGAGGCTGGATCACCTATATCAACGTCTGCATAAAACCCAGAAATCTGTAACTTCCTGATTTCATTGCTAGTTTTTTTCATTATGTGAGTAGCACGCTCACAAGTTTCTAGATCGGAAGCGCCATAACTGACAACAAACTCTTCCGCAGGCACAAACATGCTGCAAGGTCGGCCCATTGATGGGTCGTAATACACCTTTCTGAATGCACTACCCGCCAAAGGTAGAGAAAAAAGCATCCGCTCTGTCTCAGAACGATACTCGGTCATCTTTTCGGTCAGCATATAGTTCAAATAGTCTTGAACTCTGTGTGCTTGCTTCTCTTTTTCATCATCTATTTTGCCGACAATAGATGTTTTTACAGGCCCACTTGCCGGGAAAAGCTCTTGGATCGCCTGAGACTGGAACCTAATTACAGATTCAGTAAGCAATGGGTGAAAAACGCCACAAGCGCCATCCCAAGGAGTGGATCTTTCTTCATGTTTGAGGCCAAGAAGGTCTAACCCTTCAATGTAAGACCGTTCCCAATCAGATCGACTGTCTTTGTCAGCACGGAAAGCGCCTACAAGATCACTTGCAATGCCGCTTAGATCGCCATCTTCAATAAACTCAGCAAGATTGGCGTCATGCGGTATCTGCATTTGGCCTAGATCGTCTTCGTCAAACTCAAAAATGGTTTCGCCACCCGCCGCAATAGATACGGATTCGGGATCAACAATCTCTATTTCAAGGGCTTGTTCCTCCATCCCCGGCATAAGGGAACTTGGAGTCTGCAATGGTCGATCTACAGCCATTATCCGTTTTTCCCAAATTTTTGAGGTCTAGCAGCGCCACAGCCTCTAGCAACCGTGACCTTGCGACCACTAGCCATATTTCTAGACGCTTTAGATTTGCCTCTACCGCCGCCCATTTTGCTTGGAACCTTGGCCTTATCGCCTAAGTTAAACGGATCTTTAGCAATCATGGCTGCGTTTTTTACGAAAGGATCATTAACAACCATTGATGGTAGTTTTTTTACCATTTGCTTGGTGTTTTTAGCGTAACGCTTTGCAGCTTTTGCAGCTTCTCTAGGAACGCTTGCGTAAGCTTCTTTAAGCTCCTTAGCCATGCTGCGCTTTTTAGAACCTGTGGTTCCGTTAGCCATTAGCCTTTGCCGCCGCGTTTGCCACCCTTGGTAGCCATTTTGCTCTGCATGGTCTTGCCACCTTTGAAGTAGCCTTTGGTCTTGGGAACCATGCCGCCATTTTTCATCTTGCCTTCGCCGTCAGCAGCAAAGAACGGAACCATTTTCCCGTCTTTCTCTACCATAGGTAGTTTGGTCTTCTTGCCACCAGCATAACCCATTTTAGTTTTCTTGCCGCCAGCCATGCCCATCTTAGTCTTACGACCACCAGCCATGCCCATCTTAGTCTTACGACCACCAGCCATGCCCATCTTAGATTTCATCTTCATGCGGATCTCCTGCATATAAGTTATCAAAGACCTGATTTACGTCTAAGGTGTAATCCAAGTCTGATTTGCTGTAATGAATGTGTTGAGATGGCCTGAAGTCAGGCGCACCTTCCCCTGTCTCAAACCATGCTGGATGAGTCACCCTAACACGATTATTCGGCAAAGCTACGATGTTTCCCGTGTACGGGCCAGCATCAAGTAGCTCCATAACATGACTCTGCTTATGCTGAGCAGGGTCATCTGCAATCTCGTTGTTCGTGTAATCTACCGTGAAGTAATACTTCGCAGGGTAGAACTGACCGTCTATCTTTGCCAGCCAAGGACACGGTGTCGCCCTGTCCAGAACATACACACTGTGATCCCTAGAGCTACAGTCCCAAGGCTGTGCAGCCCATACTGGCATCGGCTCAGGCCATTCTTCATACGGTGTATCGGCAACTAGCGCCGTTATCGGCATTCTTGCCCACATTGCGCCACCATGAACATTCGGCTCATCAGTGTCGTAGGTTTCCGCCCCAGTGAAGATAACCTGAAAGCTCAAGCATCTTGTAGGCATTGTAGTTACCGCAATCGCCATAGCATGAAGGAACTCTCCATGATATTTCGTATGGTTATGCGTGTACTCTTTTCTCACCCAACACTTAAAGTACGGGATGTTACTTTGGAGATATGGCATTAATAATAACTGGCCTTTCTTGGATAAAAAGGCTCATCCTCTTCATCACTAAGTAATCTTAAGAACCCGCCCTGTCTGAACCGCAGTAGCGCCTGTGTAGATGAGTCTACAAGGTCATCATGCTCACCAGCAGGGAATGAGGCAAACTCTTCTACAACCTCTTCTGCAAACCTAGTATTAGGCCGCCAAACATTACCAGAAGCAAATAGATCCGATACTGCGTTTACACGACTAATCTTGTCATTACCTCTGGACGGGGTGTATTCCGCAACAGGGATGCCCATAGCCCGTAACTCAAAGATCAACGGCGTACCTGCCGCTTTAGCTTCAACAATACAAGCATCTGGCTCCCAGTAACCGTATAGCTCAAAAGCTTTCTTTTTAAGCTCAGGGAACTCTAAGCGTTCTTTGTGCGCGTCCAGCAGGATTATGTTTGCCTGCATAGTGCCCGTATCGTCTGGGTGGTAAAAAACGCCCCACGTTGTACAGGCTGAGAAGTCTGAACGCTGAGTCTTGAGGAATGCCGTATCCCAAGACTGAATAATAAACTCACAAGCTGGCGGGACATCACTGTCCCATTCGCGCCACCATTCACGCTTAACCAACGCGCCCTCTTCTGATGTGGGGTTCTGTTGGTACTGTGCGTTCCACTTGGGCGCTGGTAATTCGTTTCTAAGCGACTCTAGCTCAGGTAAAGGCCAGAACTCAGGCCATAGAGACTTTCCTGACGGCATGATTGCAGGGAACTCAATAACCTCCCATTCATCTGTACCAGACCGCTGAACAGAAGACTTGATGATCTGCCCAGTAAGATCCCGCTTGTGCCAGCGTGTCATCACAACGATGATCGCGCCTCCCGGCTGTAGACGCTGTCTAGGCCCAGAGGTATACCATTCGTAAACCTTATCAAACACGCCCGGATCGGCACTTTGGCCTTCTTGCTCACTGTGAGGGTCATCAATGATCAAAAGATCCGCGCCCTTACCAGTCACAGCACCACCAACACCTATAGCGAAGTATTCACCACCCTGAGTAGTACTCCACCGTCCAGCAGCCTTTGAATCAGCGCGTAACCCTAGATTCGGGAAAACGTTCTTATAATCATCGCTGTCTACTAGGTTACGAACCTTACGACCAAACCCAACTGATAATTCAGCAGTGTGTGCGGTCTGAATGATCTTCTTCTCTGGAAAGTTACCCAGAAACCAAGCAGGGAGTAAGTACGATGCAAACTCAGACTTAGTGTGTCTTGGCGGCATATTGATAATGAGCCGCTTCAACTCACCACGGGCAACCCGCTCAAATGCAGCGCCCATGATCTTGTGATGACGCCCTTCAATAAAAGCAGGCCATACACGCTTTATAAACGGCATAAACCCTTCACGGGCTTGCTCTTTACCCTCAGCCTCTTCTAGCTCTTCTATGAGAGCAAGTATCTCCCTCTGCTCATGCTCAGGAAGATTGGGTATCTGCTTTAGAAGTTTGGGGTCTACTCTGTCAAGAACCGACATAAAACTCCCTTAGGAATATACCTAGCTTAGGAATATGCCTAGCCTAGGAATCTACCTACTTAGTAATCCATATAAAAAAACTTACGGATCTACTTAATCGGCATTTGCCTAATCGGCACATGCCTACCTAGGCATATTCCTAAGAGAGGAATAACTGATTATACAGAAGTTACACACTTGACAAGGATGAGGCAAGACCCGGCTTGAATTTTTTGTGAAAAATTTTTAGGCACTAGGATTCCTAGGGCATTTCCCTGCAAAAAAAGGAAGTGTACTGCGTACTGTTTACGGACTATATATTTTTTAGGTAATTATTTGAGCGTTTTACTATGTATATAGACGGTGGCATGTAACTGGTGTAGGGGGGGTGCAGGGGTGTCCACGGATGCTGACTGGTTACACGAAGGGGCGGGGTGTACAACCGTTAGCGTATTGTGTGCGGCGTACTGTAACTGTTTGTGTACTCTGTGCAACGTGTGCAACCTGTTTGCGTGTGGTGATAGTAGAAGTTAGTGGAGGCTATCGTTAGGCTGCTTATCGTCGGCACCTTGCAGGACTGCCAATCGTCTTTCTATCTCCGCTGCAACCTCAGTGCTGGCACGGTCACCGCTGTTGGTCTCGACCACATCCTTGAACATGCCCACAGTCTGACCAAGCAACTGCGCTGCCTTTAGCTTATTGGTGTCGGTAGGCTCGGCATCATCCATCCATCGGCGCAGCCGCTCCAGCACACGGTCACGGTCACTGACCACTGAGGCCGATAAAGACCGCTGATTCCGCTCCCTTTGCTGCTCGACCAATAGGGTGATGGCAGGGTTAGCTGCAAGCCTGCTGGCCTCTGTCCTGATGGCTGCCGCGCTCATATTCTTGCAATCGTACGCTTCCCTGTATGCATCGCTTAGCGTCATGCCAGCGCCACTGCTGAGTGCCAGCGCAAAATGCCGCTGTTTGCTGGTGAGTCCTGACTTAGGTCTGCCCATGTTCCGATACCGTGCTGCCTGTTTGCCGGAATCATACCGCCGCCCACCTTGGCCGTCTGCCACCAGTACCCAGTAACCAGTACATATAAAAAGCTTGACATTTCGCACTTGCCGCTAGGAGGCCCAGAATTGCGTTTTAAGGCCTGTTTTGCCTAAGCCATACATATGCACCAGTTCACCGTAAAAAACGCTTAGACGGGAATTCGTATCTAAGTTGTTGATTACTAAGTACTTTCTACTCGTTACTGACTATTTGCTACTTATTTGCCTGTCAATACTTGTATTAAGTACTGCTATCTGCTATTCGCGTGCGCGTTTCATCTAATAGCCGAATCGACTCGGATCGTGGGTGTGCATCAATACCCCTGTAATTTTTCTCTGGGCCATTCGTTGTATCTACAACCATTAAACATTTACTGGTTACTGAGTGTTGCGTACTGCGTTCATGCGTGCGTATAATCCACTCAACGGCGACGGGGAGCCGTACCCAATCCCGCCATCCACCGGATGCACCGCTCGTACCTGTACAGGGCAATGCGGCATCGGATGCACCCACCAGACGGGGAAATGTTCTGGGGCGTGAGAGGCGAGCAGTGTGCCGTACCGACAATCAATGGGCAGTCACACATGCAGACCAAGACACGCGCTGTTTGCCGCAGCAGCCAGCACTAAAGCATTGGTGAAGGTCTGAGGTTGAACGGCTGGGTGAGGCTCGTACCTGTACAGGGCAATGCTACTCGGTCGGCCTTTGATCCTGACAATGCCCAACGAACTGGGATGCGGCAGAGCTTCGGCTCACCAATGACCACTCACTGAGTGGCTATTGATGAACTGAACTATGGAGTGAGTGATGACACACCAAGAACGACAACGGGTGCTGCGACACAATCGCCGCCGCCTGTTTCTAAACCGACTGATCGAACGCAAGCGTGCAATCGTTGCCAAGATCAGAAACGCAACCCGCAGCCACGGCGCTGCATCAATCGGAGGCTTCTAAGCATGACCAACTACAACGACGGCACTGGCCGATGGCACAGTGAATACATAGCCAAGACCAAGCGCATGGATGATGAGTCGCTGCGCTACGTCATTAGTGATTGCCGCAATGCTATGGACGCAATGCCAGACAATCCTAAGTGCAGACAATATGCGGATGAAGCGCACTACTGCGCGATGGAATTACGCCGCAGACAACATTCCAACTGATGAGTGCCGAATGGTAATCGGCGTGAAACCGTGTAGGAGGCACGGTCTTGGATAACCGACTGAGGATAAAGATGAACGAAAAGCAACAGATAAGAGTAGACACCGATGTGGTTGTGCCAGTTAAAGGACTCAAGCATCAGACATGGGTAACAACAGGCACCGCATTCTGGAAAGGCCACAACGGCGAGCACTTGGTAGAGCTAACCAATCGTGCTTGGTCAGGTGCCGTCATGGATGCCACGGTGTCTGGTGCCCGACTTAAAAAGCTGAACGCCAGACCTTGGGGTTCTGACTAAACATTCCAACTGATGAGTGCTGGCTGGTGACCAGCGTGAAACCGCCCTCTGGGCGGTCTTGGATAACCAACAACCTTAACCTTGGAGCATTGACTAGTTATGACTAAATCAATAAACGCACCTAGAGTCAGCCCTTCTCAGGCTGCACAACTATTACTCGCTCATGCGGTATCACAGTTCTCTGGCGCTAAGCGTCACCTGCCCGTCTACTTGTGGGGCACCTACGGAGTCGGCAAGTCTGCCATCATCAAGCAACTGGTGGCCGCGCTCAGCGAGCGATACGAGCAAGCCGTGGGCCTGATCGACGCGAGACTCTCCCAGCTAGACTTCGCTGATACGCGAGGCATCCCTGACCTAGTGGATGGCATGACCTCATTTGCTACCCCTGACTGGTTGCCTCAAGAGAAGCGCGATGGCGAGCGGGGAATCCTCTTCTTAGATGAGATGCAGCTTGGCAGTGAGTCCACCAAGAACGCCTGTTACCAGCTACTCAATGAGCGGCGCATAGGCGACTACATCCTGCCCAGTGGCTGGTTTGTTATCGCTGCGTCTAACCGTCCCAACGACGGCGCTGGTGTATCTGGCCGCATGGACGCTGCTATCAGCACACGGTTCAAGTATCACTTGGACGTTACCCCTTCCGCTGCTGAGACTAGCGACTACTTTGCAGATATCGGCGTCAACCCGCTTGTTATCGCGTTCTTGAAGTTTCGCGGCGAGGCATCAGGTGATCAGGCTGGACTCATTCACGAGTTCCCCGATGGCGGCACACCTAAAGACAGGGTTGCTATTGCCACTGGTCGCGGCTGGGAATCAGTCTCTGACATTCTCGACGATGGCTTACCCGCTGATCTTGAGCAGATCGCCATTGAAGGGTGCGTCGGTTTCGGCGCTGCGGCTGAGTTTATGGCGTTCGTTCGCACAATGCGTAACCTGCCAGACATCAACTTGTTTCTGTCAGATCCGCACAACGTGCCGCTGCCGAATGAGATCACTACTCAGTATGCAGTGACCGCTGCGCTGGCTGCGCGGGTGACCGCTGACAATCTTGGCAATGCAGTGGTTGTTCTCAAGCGCATCAATGAGGAACTGGTCGAAGTGTTCTGGGCACTGGCTACACGCCGTGATGCAGACCTGATGCACACCCCTGAGTTTGTTGATCACAAGGCAACCCACTAAACCCTAACGGGGCTTCGGCCCCTTATTCATTTCGGAGTCAATGACTATGGATAAGATCCAAAACAATGCAATGTTGCTGACCGCAACCATCACCAAGTTCTCTAACACCCGCCGCGACAACGGCATGGCCGATGAGCTTACAATCGCCAAGAAAGCGTCAGCTAACGTCATCAAGGTGACCAAGACGCTGTTTGCCTCGCCCATCATCAAGAGCCTCAACAAGGCTCATGGGCAACTGCGTAACCACACGCTGAACTTCAACACCCTGCCTTGGGATGACGGCGAGCGCCTCATACCCTGCGAGTCCATCGACCCGTTTGAGACTGCATGGGTCAAAAAGAATGACTACATAGACGAACTGAAGCGCGAGCTACGCAGGGAATACCCCAACATGCTCAAGCGTGCAGCCAAGGATCTGGGCGATGCCTTCGACATAAACGACTACCCCACTGCTGAGGAAATACTCGACAAGTACTCTGCAACCTACGCACTCAAAAAGCTGCCAGAGGCAGGTGACCTGCGCGTCAACTTACCTGCCGACAAACTGCAAAAGATCAAGGACAGCATTGAGGCCGACGTTACGAGTCGCGTCGAGGCTGCTGCTGAGTCTGTGCACGAGCGTGTGGTCGATACGTTACAGGCGCTTATCGACGGCCTAGAGCGTCACGGCACCAAGGCTGACGGTGCCAAGCGTGCGAGCAAGTTCACCGACAACACTGTCGAAAAGATTGAGGAACTGGCTGCTGTGCTGCCCAGCCTCAACATCACGGGCGACCCCAAGCTGACCCAAGCTGGCAACGCCCTGCTGACCAAGCTTGCAGACCTAGACCCAGCCAAGCTGCGCGAGTCCAAGACTGAGCGCAAGGCTGTTGCTGACACTGCCAAGTCCATTGTGGACAACCTCACTGGCCT